TCGATGACGCAGCTCTACAACCCGCGCTGTGAGAAGTGCGGCCGCTGGATGCGGATGGTCTACACGCCAGCGGCGATTGTGTTTACCGGCAAGGGCTGGGCAAAGAAGGACCGAGCAAAGAAGGAGGGCAAGTGATCAAGTGGAAGTGTTCCCTGTGCTGGGAGAAGGTTGAGTCCGAGGCGAAGCCTCCGCTCATTGAGCGGCTGTGCAAGCCGTGCAAGGTGCGCCACTATACGACGCTGGTGGCGATCTACAAACCCCAGGGCGGCTTCAGGCTAGACGAAGCGAAGCTGCTCTTGCAGCAGGCAAAGAAGGAGGCAAAGGCGTGAGCAAGCAATACGAGTTCGTCAAGGCAGAGCAGCGGAGTCCTGAGTGGTTCGCACTTCGGGCTGACGGCATCACGGCAACCGAGGTCTCAGTCATCGCAGGACTGAATCCGTACAAGACGCCCTACCAGCTCTGGGCAGAGAAGTTGCGGAAGTTCCAGCCTGACCCTGCAGGTCCTGCCGCCGTTCGCGGCATCCTGCTGGAGAACGCAGTGGCTGAGTTCTACGAGATGGAGACTGGCCGCCAGACGCGCCGCAGCAACGGCATTGTCCGGCTGAAGCATCTGCCGTGGGTGATGGCGTCGCTGGATCGCACCATCGTTGGCGAGGACGGCTTGGTTGAAATCAAGACCAGCACCTCACCGCGCTGGAGCCTGCACCCTGTGCCGCCTGAGGTGGTCGCTCAGGTGCAGTGGCAGATGTTCGTGACTAACGCACCGTGGTGCGATGTCGCGGTGCTGCTCGGTGGCTTGGTGTTCCGCATCGAGCGAGTAAAGCCAGACGCCGCGTATCAGGCGCAGTTGTATCGCAAGGCAGAGGAGTTCCGCGAACTGCTCGCAACCAAGACGCCGCCACCCTTGCAAGGTGAGGACAGCGACGCGCTGGCATCGGTCACGCCGTGGAACGGACTGGAGGAGTGGGCGCAGGCTGACGCCGGCATTGATCGCGTGGCGCAGCTCTACGCCGAAAAGAACTACGAAGCCAAGTTGCTAGATCAAGAACTCCAGAACCTCGCCATCAGTCTCAAGGAGGCCATCGGCGAGAAGGCTGGCGTCGTAGGCGAAGGCTGGTCTGCAACTTGGAAGCAGAACAAGTCAAGCCAGAAGGTGGACTACAAACTTCTGCTGGAGGCTCTCAAGCCTGCGGTGGAAGTCGTAGATGCGTACACGCGGGAAGTTCCCGGTGCGCGAGTATTCAAGTTCAAGACAGAGGAGGTGGACAAGTGAGCAAGATCGCAGCAGCACTAGCAGCGCCATTCGAGGAGAAGGACCTAAAGCATCGCCCAGGGCGAGCAGGGATGACCTTCACCTACGCCGACGCACGAGCTGTGGCGCAGCGGCTAGACGATGTTCTCGGCATTGAGGGCTGGCAGTTTGAGGTCAAGGTGGCTGATCCAATCCGTGGCGTGGTCCACGGCTCGCTGGTCATCGTGATTGACGGCAAGTCCACCATCCGACAGGACTTCGGCTACCCGAACTCCACGCAGGATGACGAGCCGCTGAAGTCAGCAGCTTCGGATGCGCTCCGACGCTGCGCCGCTCAGGTCGGCGTGGGCAGGAGCCTCTACAGCCCTGAGAAGGGTGTCCCAGTGCCACTTGGCAGGGTTGCGCCCCGCTCCGTGGCTCCAGCCATACAGCCAGAGGCTTCCAGCGCGATGTCTGGAGACGATCAGGTGATGGCTGCGGCAGCGATGCTGTTCGTCGCTGGCGGTGGAGGCGACGGTGCCTGCTCCCACGGAGAGCAGTGGCAGTTGAAGCCAGGTGGCGTGAGCAAGGTGAGCGGCAAGCCGTACAACGCCTTCTACGCGGCCAGTCACAAGACGCCTGACGGCGGCTGGTGCAAGGACAAGCCCAGCCAGAAGTGGGTGGCAGAACAATCAGGCGCACCGGCGAAACCCAAACTCGTCCCAGAGGACCTGAGCGAGTTGCCGTTCTAAACATCTCTGGGGAGCGGTAGGGGGTTCTGCCGCTCCCCAACTAGCAGAGGAGGACGAAATGAATCTATGGATCAAGTGGTCAGCACAGGCACACAAGGACGCAATCATCAGCAGCCTCACGCACCTACAGTTCCGCGCCTTCGTCATCATCCTTGAAGTGTCAAAGGAGATGCGGAAGGGCGGCGAGTTCCGAGACCGAAAGCACCTGCAAACAATCCTCGGAGCAGAGTTCTCCAGGGCGATCCCTCGGCTCATTACCGAAGGCTTGCTAGAGGAGTCTCAGAGCGGTCTCATCACCGTCTCAAACTGGTCTCGCTGGCAAGTCGACCCGACCTCAGCCGAACGCCAGCAACGCAGTCGTGCGGGAAAAGGGGCTGAGTCACGGTTTGGTCACGCACTAGAGAAGAGAAGAGAAGAAACAGAGAAGAGCCAGACTCTTACTAAGCGACCAGCGAGTCTGCGAGAGATTCTTGGAGGACAGGGATGAATGAGCAGCAGCTACTCACGCACCTGGCACGAACGAGCGTGCCGCACCTAGAGCGGATGGAGTACGGCTTCAGCCACTGGGACTGCACGGCCTTCTACGAGACTTCTCTTGGGAGGGTGGACTTCATCTTGGAACTGAAGTGCCGAGAGACCCACTACCCAGAGATGCTCATTGAGCAGGCGAAGTACGACTGGCTGATCGAGGAGGCAGGCAAGCGTTCAGCGAAGCCAGCGTATGTCAACTGGACGCCGCAAGGCATCTTCGCGTGGGACCTGTATCGCGTGAAGGAGCCGAGCTGGGCGCCTCGCCTGATGCCAGCCACCACGCAGTTTGAGAACAACGAGGAGATCGTCAAGGTGGTCGGCTTTCTGCCGGTCGTTGATGCGATCAGGCTACCGTGAGTAGGTCGGTGGCGATCCTCGGACCACAGGGTGCGGGGAAGTCGAGCATCGCGGCACTCTTCGGTGAGCATCGTGGCTACCAGCGGCACGGCATCGCTGACGCCATCAAGCACCTCGCCAACCTTGCCTATCGGCAACTGGGCAAGGACGAGACCCTGACGGTGGATCGCTACTCAGGGATCACGGTGGTCACTGGGCGTGAGCTTCTCCAGGACATCGGCGCGGCCTTGCGTGAGGTGGACCGCAAGTTCTGGCTTCGCGTCTGGAGGCAGGATTACTTTGAGATTCAGCGGATGGGCTACGGCGTGGTCATTGACGATGTGCGTCTGGCGGAGGAAGTCGACTATCTCAGGATGGTGGACCCACAGATCTTCGTGGTGCGCCTAACCGCTGACCACGAGGTCAGGGCGCGCAGGATGGGTGGGCAGCTGCTCGGCACAGGCGACATCACAGAAACAGGCTGGACAGCGAGCGAGTTTGACCTTACGGTGGACACATCAAGCATCTCGCCAGAAGAGGCGTATCGTCAGATCACTGACGCAATGGAGGAGGTTGTATGAAGGAACTGGAAGTGCTGGCAGCGCAGGCTGGGTATCGAGTCCAGGACTGCGTGCAGATTGAAGGCGTCTGGACGGTCATCCTTGACGATGAGCACGGCGAGTTCAGCTCGACCGGCGCAACCGCTCAGGAAGCCATTGAGAAGATGGTTGCACGGCTTGTTGCGACGCTGCACGGAGTCGGACATTGAGCAGCTGGGACACCGTTGGCGGCATCCTGTGCCTTGCCAACCTCATCCTCGCGTTGCTGATGGCGGTCGCGCTGCCTAAGAGCAGCAAGGCAGGCGGCGCAGCAGCGGCTACCATCTACCTCGTGGTGGCACTTGCCAGCGCGATCTGGATTGCAAGGAGTGCTTTGTGGCAGCAGTAAAAGCGCAGCGTGGTGGACCACGCAAGGAGCCAGTCTTCAAGGCGACTGTCTGCGTCGCGTGCAACGGCGTACTGAACACCTTGAAAGAGTCGTGGCGCGTCAAGTCCATCTACTTCGTAGGGACCAAGCGTCATAGCAGCTATGGCTGGCACCACAGGACCTGCGTCAAATGAGCCGCATTGAGCGCGCTGCGCCATTCCTTGATGACAAGGTGGTTGCCGTTCAGGAAGGCGCCGATGCGTGGTGCGAGGAGCCAGGCAGCACTGGCCGTGTCTGGTGCAACCTCTCCATTCGATATGCCGACGCCATCGCGCCAGAGGGCTGGTTCTTCCTGTACGAAGGCATCGGCAACCGCAAGACCAACCTTGACCTCATCAAGCACGGACTGATTGAGATTCAGCCGACGCGCTTCACCTTGAGCGACGGCAACTCGGCGTTAGTTGCGAGGCTCATCTGATGGGCTACTTCAAGGATGAAGACATCAAGCAGCGCAACATTGACCCAGCGAAGAGCCGACGCGGGAAGAACGCGCGCAACCGTGGCAACGCCTACGAGCGCGAAGTCGCCAAGCGCCTGAACGGTCAGCGCATTGGCTGGGCTGGCGGTCCGAGCGATGTCTCCACCGGCATCTACGACATCCAGTGCAAGGTGGGCGGCTCTTACCCTGAGCGCATTGACGGCTGGCTCCGCAAGATCCCATTCCGCTTTGAGAAGCTGCGCGGCGTGGTGATCGGTGACAGCCCAGGAGCAGGCGGCAAGCGCCGCTCCGTCATCGTCTTTGACCTTGACGAGTTCATTGACTTCCACGGTAATACTGAGGCGCCTGAGTGATCGGGCTGCTGCTCGTCATCGCCATCATCTGGTGGTTAGCGGAGACGAGTGAGTGATGTCACTGCTCTTGGCAGTGGTGCTGGCGTTCACGCCAGGCTGCCAAGTCAAGACAGCGCACGGCATCCCAGTCAGCGGTGTTGCATCGTGGTACGACGCGACCTACACGCCAAAGCACGGCAACGGTGGGCAGACCACCTGGTACACCCGCAAGGGCTATGTCTTCTACGCAGCCGTCGGCACCTTCCGCTTTGGTGACAAACCGTACGGACTAAGGGTCTGCCGCGCAGACGACCAAGACACTTGCGTTCAGGTCACAGTGGTTGACCACTGCGGCCGCTGCAAGGCTGATCTGAAGCAACCGTGGCACAGTCGCAGCCGCAACATTGATCTAAGCCCAGCGGCGTTCAGCGAGATGAGGGGCTTGCAGTTCGGGGTGCTGCAAGTCATACTCCGCGAATACAATCTTGGAGGACGATAGGAGGAGGACACTTGAAGACAGTTCGCTCGATTAGTGGCGCGTGGTTGCGAGTCGTTGCAAAGAACGCCTTCCCAAATAAACCACCAGCTGGGCGCATTGAGGCATTGGCTGAGGCATTGGATATCAGTCGCCGCAGCTGCTACGCCTATGTTGCCGAGGAGCGTCGCGTGCCGGAGGATGTTGAGGTTCGCTTCATCGGACTCTTCGGCAAGGTGGCTGAAGACGGCTGGCGAACGATTGAGATGCAGCGACCGCGCTACGAGCGCAAGCAGAAGGAAGAGCGCGCACCACGGATGAACAAGGTGCTGGCAGAGGAGCGCCGCACCGACTGGCGCAGCCGAGCGATCCGCGCCTCCAGCATCTTGGCGCAGGATGTTCTCGGACACATTCTGGACTGGGAGCAGAACCCGATGACCAACGGCAGGCTGCGGATGATCGAGGAGCGCCTTGACGAGCAGGAAGCGCGTCAGCGATTCCCACAGGGCTTTGACGCACTCGCGGTGAGTGAAGACTGGCTCGCGCTCTGCAAGATTTGCGGGATGGCTGGCGCCATTGACGACAGCATCAAAGAGGTCAATGGACTGATCTTCACGGTGACCTGCGAGAGCAACAGCCACAAGGTGTCGCAGTGACCCTTGAAGCGTTTGACGCGCACTTCAGCGCGGCACTTGGACGCACGAGACGCTGGGAGGCGTTCCAGCATATTGCCAGCGACCTACTTGGACGCGGCCGTGCGCTCAACATCGTTGAGACCGGCTGCGCTCGCCA